TTCTTGTGATAATTGATTATCTTTATTCTTTTGACATTGTTCATAATTTTCTTTCAATAATTTATTTTCTAATAATTTTGAATGAGGTTCTTTTTTGCATTTTAAGTCTTTTTTACAAACACTCCAAAAATTATACATATAAGTACCATCAGAAAATTGAAAATTCTCTCTGTCTTTTTTTGGAATTAAAGTTCCAATTTCGTTAATTTTTTCCAATAATTTATTTACTTTATCTTCTTGTGATAAACCATTTGTCATAAGACCAAGTCTATCATATATTTGTTCATATAAAAATTCAGCTTTTTCTAAATCAATATCATCATCTATTCGAATTTGAATACGAGTTGATGATTTTCTCTTAATTGCCTCCTTTATTCTTGGATCAATAATAGCAAATGTTCGAATTAATTCACTTATATCTCTTTCAGCAAAATCACTTTCAATAATTGGTAATACAATTCTATAATATGGTTTATCTTTATACAATCGATTTGCTCTCATAGCAATTTGAATTTTATTAATTTGTGAATATCTTAAATCACCAAATATAACTGTTTGTAAATTATCAATTGATATGCCTTCATTATAAACACCACATAAACATAGAACTTTTAATGAACCATTTATGATATCTTTTCTCACTGCTCTTCTTATGTCATCATTATCATCTCCAATTAAATAATCAGATTCAATATCATTTTCTTTTAATAATTTGGCAAAATCTATACATTTTTGTATGTCATTAAAGTAAATAAAAATTGGTGTCCAATCCATATTATTTTTAATCAAATTTACTAATGATTGAATTTTATCACCTTTGGTAAAATATTCAATATGTAATTTATAATCAGAAATGTATTCTTCTTCAATTGCTTTATCCATTGGATATTTATAATCTAAATTATCTTGATCATGAAATGTAGCAGAAAAATTTATTTCTTTTTCTGCCTTAATTTTATTAAATTTTGGTTTTAATTTAGAATCTTTATTTTCCAAATGGTGTGCTTCATCAATAAATTTATATTTGAATTCAATATCTTTTATATGATCAATACTTTGATTTATACAAATAACAACATTTGTATTTTCTTTGATTATATGTTTTCCATCACCAATAAAAGAAATTTTTAATTTAAATTTTTTAAACAGACGTTTAAATTGTTTAGCTAAATCAATCCACGGACAAAAAATAATAAATTTATCTTCTTTATTTTCTTTCAAAGTTTCAAGAATTGTATATAACATAATGTATGATTTACCAGTGCCACATGGTAATTGTAAATTCAGTATTTTTTTATCTGAATTTATAATTAAATTGTAACACTTTAATAGATAATCTCTTTTTTCAATTTCATATTTGATAGGTTCTTCTTCTTCTTTAATTTCTTCTTTAATTCCGCTAATTTTTTCTAATAATTCATCAAAATTATTACGAATTAATTGACTTTTATTAGTTTCAATTAATTTTTTATTAACAAGAGAATCTATCTTAGCACAATCAGTTGTTGCAAGAATCATATTATGAATTTCTAAACATACAGTCGAATAACAATGAAAACAAGATATATGTCTCCAAGTAATACGACTTTTGTCACTATATTTTTTAACTTGACATGTTTTTGAATATTCAAGATCAATTAAATCTATACCATAATCCATTTTATGTGGTAAGTCATATATTTCATCAAAATTTGGTGGAATATTTTTCCATAAAATTAAATTTAATTCTATTGCATATAGCATTTCAAAGATATCATAATCTTTTAAATTACGATTTCCCGATTTATATTCATTAATAAATTGTTTATATTGGTTTGTATATTTAGAATAATCCATAAAAATTATAGATATTATTAAATATGATTGTAATCAATTTTAATCATATTTTATAAAAAATGATTAAAACTGATTTTATAACATTAACATAAATCACAAATGGCATATAAACAAAATAGACAATTCAAAATTGTTTTGGTTGGTCCGGAAAAAGTAGGCAAAACAGCATTTGTGCAAAAATATCGAACAAAACGATTTGAAAAATTCTATATCCCCACATTAAGAGTAGAAGTTTATTCAATAAATTTAGATACAAATTATGGAAATATTATATTCAAAATTTGGAATTGTGCTGAATTATGCGAAGAATATTATACTAATGCTCGTGGTGCTATTATTATGATTGATAATACATCTAAACTTAGTGTAAACAGTGTTCCATCTTATTTAGAAACATTAAGAAGAGTTAATCCAAATATGCAAATAGTTCTTTGTTCTAATAAAGTTGATAATATATCAAATAAGCAAATGACATTAACTTATATTCAAGATTTTGCGAAGAATTTGAATATAGAACAAGTAATACAAATTTCAGTAAAATCAAATTATAATTTTGATAAACCATTTCTATATCTTTTACAGAAATTAGTAAATGAAGATTGTGAAGTAATTATTGAATAATAGATTTATGTTTTTACAAAAAAAAATAAAATTGACTTAATAAATAAAATATAATAAGAAATAAGAAATTATATTTTATTTATTGAATATGGTAAAAAAACCTTGTCCAACTTGTAAAAAACTTTATACCAATGTTAATAGACATCTTAAAAATAAAAGAAAATGTAAATTATTGGAAGAATCTGAACAAATAGAAGTTATAAAAGAATCTGAACAAATAGAAGTTATAAAAGAATCTGACCAAATAGAAGTTATAAAAGAATCTGACCAAATAGAAGTTATAAAAGAATCCAATATAGAAATTAAAAATTGTGAAGGATTAGAATATTTAAATACTATTCCAGATAATACGATTGATTTAATACTAACTGATCCACCGTATATTATTTCAAACGAAAAAACAGGAATGAATCAACATTATAATACTATTAAGAATAATCCGAATGAATTAAAGAAAACAGAAAAAGAATGGGACATATTTTGGGAAAAATATGTCAAAGAAAAAAATATTGATGAAAATAATTCTGAAGTTTTAAAACAAAAGGAAATTCAAAAAAAAAAATACTTAGAATATGGAACTATATATGGAAAAAAATTCGCAGTAAAGACTGATTATGGTCAGTGGGATAAAGATTTTACATTAGAAATATTAGAAAATTTTATCAAAATATTTTATTCAAAATTAAAAAAAGGGGGGACTTGTATTATTTTCTTTGATTTATGGAAAATAACTGATTTAAAAAAATTACTTGAAAAATATAAGTTTAAACAAATTCGTTTAATTGAATGGATTAAAACGAATCCACAACCATTAAATAGTTCAATAAATTATTTAACAAATTGTAGAGAAATTGCTTTAACTGCTGTAAAAGTTGGAAAACCAACATTTAATTCAAAATATGATAAGGGAATTTACGAATTTCCTTTACAGGGAGGAAAAAATCGTTTTCATCCAACACAAAAAAGTTTGAAACTATTTGAAGCACTTATTGAAAAACATTCTAAAAAAGGAGATTTAATCATCGATACTTTTTTAGGTGGTGGAACTACGGCTATTGCAGCTAAAAATACAGGTCGAAAATTTAAAGGTTGTGAAATTTCGAAAGAATATTTTGACAAAGTTGTAAAAATTATTTAATTTATTTATTAATCAAATTTAATACATTTGCTAAAATAAAACGAAATTTAACATTATCTCTATTTTTATGAAATTGAAATTCACCAATTGAAATATTATCATATTTTAATGTTGCTCCTTCATTCCAACTTTCAGCAGTTTGGGTGAATTTAAACTTCGTATGATCTTTAAATGGTGATTTATGTATCATTGTTTCATCAAAAAATTTATATTCCCATTTGTAGTTTTCTTTATATATCCATAATAAAAAATTACAACACCATAATTTTTCCCAATATTTATTTATTATATTTAGAGTATCTGAGATTATAAATTTTTTTCTATCTAAATCATTTTGATTTGGATATAATTTAAATACTTTATCAAATTTATTTCTACTAATTTGACCAATATCTTGTGGACACATTTTATTTTTTATTTTAATATTTGTTTTAAGTGATAAAACTTTTTTATCTTCTAATTCAAAATCAGATTTTTCATTTTTTGCCCCCAAATGTTTTATAAACTTTATTTCTGGATGTTCTTTACTAAATTTTTGAATACAAGTTTTTATTTGATTCGATATTCTTTTACTTGAACGTATTTGTAAATGTTTTGGATAATCTAATTTATAAAAATCACAAATGGCTAGTTCACCACTTATTCCTGTTGTTTCATTATTTTTTATCTTTTCTTCACTTATCTCTATTGTTTCATTATTCTTTGCATTTGCATTCTCTTCTTTTTCTTCTATTGCATTATCTAATGTCCAATTTTTAATTAGTCGTTCGAATGATTTTATTAGTTGTTCTAATAATTTAATTAATTTTTCTTCTTTCTCTTTTTTTCCTTTTTTTTCGATTGTATTATCTAACGTCAAATTTTTTTTAAGTCGTTCTAATGATTTGATTTGTCGTTCTAATAATTTAATTAAATTTGAATATCGTTCAAATAAATATTTTTGATTCATTTATAAATATAATATTTTATTAATAATAAATTGAATAAATTGAATAAATTGAATAAATATCGATTTTAATATTATGAAAATTATTTAATTTACTTTTCAATCAATTTGAAATTTAAATCGAATGGAATCATATATTTATTGCCTTTTTTATATTTTTCAAGATTAGTATTACTTTCCATTAAATTTTTGTATAATTCTAATACTTTTGTAAAATATTCTAATTCTGTTAATTCAACAAACATACAACTACCATGTTTTTTCCATTCATGTTCCCAAAAATGTTTTTCTTCTTTATTTACATCATTTGGAGTTTCCCAATATGATTTTAATTCAGTAATAATATTATCTAATTTATTAAAATCAAATTCAACTTTTTTACAAAAAGATGGATAACTTCCATTAGCAAAATTAGGCCATAATCCATGGATTGATTTACCATAGACTATATTATTATTTGTAAATAATGCCAAATAGTAAAAATTTTCTGAAATTTTTTGAGGAGATGGTTTGGATTGTAAGAAAAAAGATTTAAAAAATGTGATTATATTATTCATATATAATAAACAAAAGAATATAATTTTTATAATTTAGACAACCATTTGCTTGTAATTTTTTTTTTATTTGTAAAAAAATTAATACATCCTTGTCCTGTAATATCGTGTGTTGAATATCTAGACATATTTAATCCTCCAAATGAAAAGGGAGTTTGTGGTACTGGAACTCCTATATTAACACCGATCATACCAGCATTGAATCTTTTTTGAAACCATTGAGCTTGTTCTCCACTATTTGTATAAATACAAGCAGCATTTCCATATGGATTATCATTTTCAATTTGAATAGCTTCTTCTCTTGTTTTAACTTTTAATACACTTAATACAGGGCCAAATATTTCATCATGAAGAGCATCATCATCAAGATTATTATGTAAAGAGTCATCAAGATTATTATGTAAAATAATAGTTGGACCTATCCAATAACCTGGTTTATTTTTGCTCCATGATGTTCCATCAACTAATATATCAGAACCAAAAAATTTTGAATTATTAATATAATGTAAAATTCTTTTCTGACTTTGTTTATCTATAACAGGACCAATATCACCTATTTTTATTTGTTGTACTGATTTAACAAGTGTATTTAAAAGTTGTTCTTGTTCTCCAACAATTAATAAAACACTTGCTGCCATACAACGTTGACCACTACAACCACTAAATGAACTTATTATATCTTTTACGGTATTATTTATACTACAATCTGGCATAGCTACTAAATGATTTTTTGCTCCTCCCATACAACTAACTCTTTTAGGTATTTCTTGATTACTACATAAATTGTATACTATTTTTGCTACTTTACTTGAACCAACAAATGTAACAGCTTTAACATCTTTATGATTACATAAAGATTTTACAACAGGAGCTGTTCCATTAATTACTTGAAATACACCATCTGGTAAACCAGATAATTTTACTAATTCAGCAAATTTAGCCATTGTTAATGGAACTTTTTCAGAAGGTTTTACAATAATACAATTACCTGATGCGATTGCAATAGGGATAGTCCACATAGGTACCATAAATGGAAAATTAAATGGAACAATAGAAGCAATAACACCAATTGGTATATTTTCATCTTGACATTTAACATTAGTCGAAACTTCAAGAATATTTCCTCTCATTAATACAGGCATTGAAATAGAATATTCAATTTGTTCAATACCTTTTTCTACTTCACCTAATGCTTCATTTTTATTTTTACCATGTTCTAAAACTATTATATCTGCTAAATCGTGTTTATATTCATTAACTATATGATGTAATTTTAATAGATATTTCATTCTTTTTCGAACGTCAGTATCAGACCATAATTTGAAAGCGTTTTGAGCATGTTTAACACATTCTTCAACATCATTTTCATCAGATAAACATACATTTGCAATAATATTTTCATTATGAGGAGAAAAAATTTGCAAATTATTTCTATTATTTGTATTTATAAATTTACCATTTATAAAATTGTTAATATTCATTTTTATTTATATATATAATTATTAATTTGTTATTTTTAATTATATAATTTATTAAATTTAGAATGAATTAGCAATAACTGTACCAATAAATGTAAATATTAAAATAATTATAGAAGATTCTAGAATTCTAATATTATGAGATTCAAGTTGTGCTGCAATTTGTGTAATTATTGGAAATTGAGTTTTTGGAACATATTGAGCAATGTTAACAGCTGCTAATATTGCGTTCAAACTAGCTGCAATAATTGCAGCAATATATGCTTTTTTAAAAGATGATACTATAGACATAATTTATTATATAATAATAAAATAAATTATTTTTATCGTATATTTTTAAAATTGATTAAAAGAATATTTAATTAAATAAAAACAATATGATAAAAAAAACCAAATACCTAATTTCTAAAAAAATAGGTGAGGGTGCTTATGGAATTGTTTCAGAGGCACATGATGAAAAAGGAAATAAAGTAGCAATTAAAGAAATTAAAGATTTAACTCATATTATTGATTGTATTAAAATTTTAAGAGAAATTAGAATATTAAAATTTTTTACAAAATATAGTCATCCAAATATTATTAAATTAGTTGATTTGCAAATAGATAATTCAAATAATATTTCTATAATTACAAAAAAAGGAGATACTGATTTACATGAATTAATTTTTAGATATCGTGAATCTAATAAAAATGGATTAACAGAAGAACATTATAAATTTATATTGTTTCAAATTTTATCAGGAGTAAATCATTTACATCATGCAAATATTATTCACCGAGATATGACACCAAGTAATATTATTATTAATAAAGATTGCTCAATTCAAATAATTGATTTCGGTCTTTCGCGTTGTTGTATTGATACGAATATGACTGAATATGTAGTAACTCGATGGTATCGAGCTCCAGAAATAATTCTTTCACCAAACCGATATAATAAAAAAATTGATGTTTGGGCAATTGGATGTATAATGGTAGAATTAATTACAAAACAACCATTATTCAAAGTTGATAATTATATTCAGTTAATAAAAAAAATTATCAAAATAATAGATGTAAATAAAAATGATGTATCATCAGTTGATTTTGGTTTGCAAATTATTAATGAAGAAATTAAGAAAAAAAATAAAAATACAACATTTAATAAATATTTCAGGGAAATAGAGAAAAAAAATTTATATTCTAATAAAATTGATAAGTTTTGTCCTATATCTGATACATTATTAAAAATAATTACAAATATGCTATCATTTAACCCAAATGATCGACCTACAATTGATGATATTGTTACTAATAAATACTTTAAAGATTATCAATATAAATTAAAAAAATATAAAAAATCTCCAATCGTATTTTCACAAAATATAAGAGTAGAAAATGCATTGATAGAAACCAATGATTTAGATAGTATTAAAAAACTAATTTATAATGAATGTAAAACATAATCATATATAATCAGTCCATTGAATAAAGATGAGTAAAGTTTTATTAAACAGATATTCTACTTCTACACAAAGGACATGAAGGAATCTGAGAACTTCTTATCTTTTCTGCTATCCAAGTATCTAAGCACATATTATGAAAATCATTTGAACAAATAGAACACTGTTTTATAATTCTGTCAGTTACATTAAATTCATTTAAGCAAATTGAACATTTATTTTCAGTATTATCTTGCGATAAATTTACAGTTGTGAAATTAGAAATATTTCTAATATCATTTCTTCTCCGATTACTTCTTCTTCTCCTATTACTTCTTCGATAAATAGGAGAAGGTTCATATAAACTTTCTAAAAGTGGAGTGCGAGGAATATGTAAATTCGCTCTATTAAAAAAATGTCTTCTCTCTCTTCTGATATTCAATCTCCGTCTAAGTGAATTTTCTTCTGTTAAAAAACGATTACTTGGTAATTGTGCTGGTTCCGGTTCTACTTCTTCTGGTTCTAATTCTGGTTCTGGTTCTGGTTCTGGTTCTGGTTCTGGTTCTGGTTCTGGTTCTGGTTCTGGTTCTGGTTCTGGTTCTGGTTCTGTATATGAATATAGATTTGGATATACTGGTTCTAATTCTGGTTCTGATTCTAATTCTGGTAATACGGAATTATAAAAAGTGGAAATAGATTCATTATTATGATAAAAAGAAGAAACAAATTCATTATCATTATCA